GAAGAAAACAAAGCGTTAGTATGGAAGCCTTCGATAGAATGGTTAAAGCAACCTGAAGGACTCCTACTGAGGTTTGAAAACAGTTAGAATCTCAATGAATTATTGTTGAGTGAATAGAAGATCTAAAAAGACCAACTGCGAGCTTTAACATCAAGCAACAAAAAGCAGACAAGATTGATTTCGTTAGTAGAATGTGAGCGAAGGTAGCTAATTGGTTTATCCCTGAAGATCAAAAGCTTGACACAAGTAAAGATGCTTTACCTTTAGATCAACAAGTAGATTGATACAAGTCTCTATGAGAAGTAGCGACTAAAGATTTAGGTGCTGTACCTAGCGTTATATGATGAGCAGTAATGTCTGCTCCTAAGTCAGTAGCTATGATTACTGAGTTCATAAATAAGGAAGCATGAGAGTCCATGAATGAGAAGCTAGATTGATTCGTAGATAAACTGTGAATACAAAAAGATTGATTCTATGAAGCATGAGAAACTGCTTGACAAATAGCTCAAATAATGTACGCATGATGATTCGCTCAAGCCGAACTATGACCTGTATTGGCTGAGGTAGTATGAGCTTCAACTCCTGCTAAGCTTACAGCCTTACTAGAAAGCAGTCCTAAGTTAGCTAAAGTTTTACCTGCTATAGGTAAAGTATTGTGATGAGCAGTATCTTGAAGTATTGCTACTGACGTTCAATCAGTAATAGATACATGAGAAGAAGCAAGCTGAACAGAAAGACTATTTTGAGCGTGAATCTGAACAGTTGCCCCTGTAGCAGTGCTATGATGAAAAATGTTTAAGAGTCTTTTCACTAAATTGTGAGATGATATATGAACATCTACTAAGAGGGTTTGATACGAAAAAGCTAAGAAACTATACGATTGAGCTATAGAAGCTAGCAAAGACAAATTGAAGACTTCGAAGTCAGCTACTAATCAGGTTATAGAGGAAGTTAGATCTGTGTTCAATAAAATAATATCTCCTGAAAAGAGGTCTGTGTGAAGTTCTATATGAGAAGTATCGGAGGTTATGTCATGAATAAGTGATAATACAGATAATGTTGTTTGAGATATTCTTAGAGAATTAAGAGTATTATGATTAGATTTTACTAAAACAAAGTGATGAGGGTTTAAGGTTTCATCTACTGCCGATAAGATACTTAATACTGAAGCATCTTGGATTAATAAGTTGGTTAAATCTATATCTCAAGTTAGGAATAAAGATATTTATAAATGAAACCTCGCTTGAACACAAGAAATTAAAAGATTGATTTCTGATTCTTTAACAAAAGCCAAGAAATCCGGGAAGCTAAAGAAGGCATGAAAGGCATTAACTAAGTACTTAGATGAAACGCTTAATCCTTCAATAATCAGCAAACTGCCTGATGATGAGGCTAATAAATTATTACAGTCTAACACGTCTTACTGAGAACTAACAGACCTAATCAATGTGTTCTGAAAAAATAAGGGAGACATAGCGTGAATACCTAATGACAAAGTAAATGTTATTATGAGAAAAGCTATAAATTGAGACCCTTGAGCAGTTAAGCTATTAAACGATGTTACTAAAAAGGCTTGAGTGTGAGAAAACTTCGTAGACAAAATGACATTAGCTAATACTATAGACGCCGTTTTAGCTAATAATAAAGCTATAGATTCGGCATTAGGTAAGAATCTGTACCCTTCTAAATTCTGAGCATTAGAAGTACTACTTAGAAAGACTACTATGTGAGCCTACGACCCTATAGCTGAATTACTAAAGAAAACTATAGGATATACACCTAATATGTCAAAAGAGGCATTCCAAGAAGCAGTATCGAAATTATACACTCAATGAGTTGGTTCTGCAATAACTTCTAACGACTAATTTAACCTTTAATACCATATAATGGCGACTAAAAGAATTAATACAGGTAGACATATAGCTAGAAAGTCTACCTTTAGAAATAATGTTGGTAACAACAGAAACAATAGAAGACTTATGCACGCTTGACTCTATAGAGAGTTCTGATTGTGAGATATGGATCATTCTGATGATACTATAGTTGATACTCAAGGCTGATCTAATGTTAGTATGAGTTGACTTAGTAGAAGCGATTGAACAGTAAGTTGAGGTGTAACTATTTCAGATGATTCTATGGTTTTTGATTGAGTGGATTGAAGAGTAGACACTTCTTATTGAATAAACACTTCATTATTCTCTGTTTCAGCGAGAGTAAAAACAAATGCTACAGGTGGAACTTATGTTCTAATTGATGATAGAACTTCTCCAACCTTATGACTTGTCGCATTTTATTGATCTGCAACATCTAATAATCTTAGGGTTTCTATCTGATGAACAACAATAAATTCTAATAGCCCTATAAATGATTGAAATGAGCACTCAATAACCATAACTTATGATTGAACAACTATTTCATTGTATATAGACTGAGTGCTAAATGATTCTGATACCTCTAGTAACCCAGTAAGTTCTTGAGTTATGAGAATGTGAGCAAGATGAGCGTTTACTACTCCTGATTTCTATTGGGATTGAACTATAAATCATGCTAGGTTTTACAATAAATCTCTAACTCCTGTTGAAATAAACCAAGAACATAACTCACTAACCTACTCAACTATAACTGACGGTTCACTAGTAGCACAATACACAGGTAAAGACTTTGCTTGAACCGAAGCTAGTCCTACAACTATCTATGATACAAACATGATAGTAAGATGATATGAAAGTAATCCTACATATGATACTTGAATTAGAACTAACAATGACGAATGAAGCGTTAATTGATGAGTTACTATAGTTTCTGAAGATATATCTCTTGATTGAGTTGTATGAACATACATAGCTTGTTGAGATATAGCTAAGACAGATAAATTCTCTATACAAACAAGAATAAAGGTTTGATCTATCTCTTGAAATCAAACGATATTATCAAAAGTTAGCTGAGGTTCTTCCACAACAATGGAATTACTTATGAGGGTCTATTGATGATATATTAGATTTGAGATGAGTGATTGATCTTCACATCAGGTTATACAATCGTTATCTGTAATAAATGTAGACCAATATTACGACATATGTATAACATTTGATTGATCTACAAATAGTAATTGATTAAAAATGTATATTAATTGAGCTTTAGAAAGAGAGACTACTTCTATTATAAGTTCTAGACAAGATCTATCAAATGTCCTTTATATTTGAGACTACAAGAGATTTAGTTCGCAAACATACAACCAAAGACTGACTTGAGAAATATCTAACTTTAGAATATTCGATAGAGACCTTTCTGCTTATGAGGTTGAGGTAGAAGCGCAAAACAAGCTAAAGTCAACTATTACAGATTGATCTCTTGTCTTACAATATTCATGATCTAATTTTGACTGAACCGAAGCGCTACCTACAGTTATACATAATACTGCTTGAGTTGCTGATGTAAGTAAAACTAATAATAAAGCTATAGTATTTGATTGAACTAATGATTATATTAACCTTAATTCATCTGCTACAGCATATAATAACACCGAAAAGGCTACTGTATATATGGAATTCAATACTTTAGAAACAGTATGAACAGCGATAACTAACATACTATATAGTCTACATGATTCCTCTTGATGAAATATATTAAGAATGTGAATATCTCCTGTTAGCTGATGAGTAATGTTCAGGCTAGGTTCTTGAGACGCCGTCTTTGGCTCATGACTAAATGATTGAAAAAATCATAGTTTAGCGCTAATAATGGAGGCATGAAAACCTGTTATTATATATATAGATGGTGTAATATTAGATACTACTTGAATACAATCTATACAGGCTTCAGATTTCACTAATACAGCAAGGGTTTCTTTAGGTCAAGAATGGGATTCAGGTAGCACGTCTGACTTCTTTAATGGAACTATATGAAATTATCAAATGTTCAATAAAATCCTAAGTTATTGAGCGTTAGAAAGACTAAGAAAAGGAATACCATTAGGGTAACATTTAACTTTTTAATAGATACGAATACGATGTCAAATCTACAAACAGCAATTTACTGAGCTTACGCTTCAGTTCTATGATTATTTAACTACTATGGGATTAACGGAGAAGCCTTCGTTATCCTATCAGTACTTCTTATAGCAGACACTGCATTTGGTGTAATGAAAAGCTTCGTTTTATTTTGAGAAGAATCTTCTTGGTTTAGTTCTAGGAAGTTTAAGGTATGAGTAATAAGTAAGTTTGCAATCATGTTGTTTGTAGTACTATTAGCTTTAGCTACTAGTCAATGGACTTGAGATGATTCTATAGCTAATATTATAGTGTCTTCTACTCTATGACTACTTATAGTTGCTGAATTCATTAGTATCGTTCAAAATATAATTATGATTAGAACGAAGAAAGAGATTGAAGAATGGGATGCAGTAACAATGGTTCTAACTTATGTGTTAGATATTATGAAGAAATTTATTTGAGAAAAAGTTAATCATGACGAGATTGATTAAGAAAATAGTATTACATCATTCAATAACACCAAGAGACTTTGATATAGATAAGTCTATTAGTTCATTCAATAATACACATAAGGAGAGACTCCATCCTCAAGAAAACTCTTTAGGTTACCATATAGCGTATCACTATGTTATATGATGACTATGAGATGTTATTCAAACTAGAGGTATTGACGAGGTTTGATACCACGCTAGTAATTGGAAAGTAAATAATGAAAGTGTAGGAATATGTCTTACAGGTAACTTTGATGAAGAAAAACCTAATGAAAAGCAGTTAAAAGCGTTGTGAAATCTTCTCTTAGAGCTAGAGAATGAACACGATGGAGTTAATATCCACTTTCATAATGAGTTCTCTTCTAAGAGTTGTCCTTGAACAAATCTAACAGTTGACATCATAGAGCCTTACCTTAAGAGGCTAAAGCCTGACACAATATCAACTATATATAGACAGAACAAGATTGATATATCTAGCTGAGTAGTTAAGTTTAAGCTTATGAACTACAACGATGATATGCACAAATTTAAGACTATTATTATGCTACAGAATGCCTTTGGTTATATAGCTAAGGTTATGAATCCTGTTCAGTACGTTCCTACTAAATATACAGACGAAGCTCAAATACAAATATACTTCGCCCATCCTTGAGATGAAATACTCCCTGCTCCATTTAAGAAATGAAGTTTAGGTTATTGAGTAGCTCCTGTTTGACCTCATTGATGAAAAATATTTATTAATGATAGTCTAGATTGGAGTAACTGACTAAAGGAATGATTCTTTTGGTTGATTAAATTAATCGTTCATGAAGGACGACATGTTCACAATATTTGACACTCTACTCAAGAGAATGATATTATGTATGAACTATATAAACAATGAGATGATGTTATACATCACACACCTGAAACAATAGCGTTCATTAGAGAATTTTATAATCTACCTCCTTTGTAATGAAAACACTAAGTCCTTGAATGGAGATTAAAGCAGTAATATGAGATACTGTAGATCGAGTTACCTGAATTATAATCGATATAGACTGAGAGCTATACTTACAGGATGACTTCGATGAATCAAAAATAGCAGTGAAAGATTTAAATTATATCAAAGAGATTAAATCTAGCTGTACAATATGATGAGGCTGTAGCTCCTGTGAATGATAATTAGACAAAATAAAAACCCTAAGATTAACTCTTAGGGTTTTCTTATTGTTTAAAATAATGCTCAAAATATTGAATATATGAAATAAGATATTCATCAGAATACTAACATAATTAATAATGCCATCATTCATGTTAATGTGAGCTTTAGCATAAACAACATAAATTCTTCTCGATCAGGCATCGTTAAAATATATAAGTAAATCTTCAGTTTGACTTCCCATCTCTTCAATGGAGGAATCATTCTATTTTCTTTTGTTATTTGCTTGTTCATACTTATCGGCTCGTCTACAATTATCTTTACAATAGTCTAGATCATTATCTATGCGGTCAAGTGTTTTATTCTCAGGTCTATCTCACATATCCGAATAGAATCAATCAAAACTCTCTCGATTAGGATCGTAAGATATTCAGCGTCATCAGTAGTATTTATAATTCCACGAATCCTTATTATTACATCTAGACTTCATAGCTCTCCAAGAATTCCGAGACCTAGAATTGCGTAGTCAATGCTTAGTGGCTGAGTCTGTTCTTCTTTCTTGTCAATAGCAACCACAAGAAACCGTTCAACTATGTCTCATGTCACGTAAATTTATCTCTTTTTGATTTCAACATTTGCACTCACAAAGAAAGCGTCTTCTATTTTTAATAGGCTCAACCTCAGAGATTATAGTTAGTCTTCAGTAAGTATGTCATATCACTTCTAGTTTTCTACCCATTAACAAATATGTGTAAACTTAGCAACCTGTCATCATTCTTTTGAATGTATAAATCACTCTAAAGCTTTGCTTGAGACATATCCTGAATTGTTATGCCAAATATCAGATCAACTTAACGATCTAGTGTATTCAACTGTAACATTAGGATATTCTTTTGCTACACGATGATGAACATGTCAAAGATAGAAATATCTATGTTTAGCATCTCCCCAAAGGTCTTTAGCTTCTACGCTCATTAGCATTCATAGAGTATTCTCTTTCGCTCAGTCTCAATGGCTTATTCATATAAGTGAATTACCGTAAGAGGTATATTTTCTATGCTTAAGGTTACACTTGAATGAGATATTTTTATTACCATTAAACCAAGCCTCTATAGTTTGGGCTAAGAAGAATCAAGATCAATAGTCATGATTAGACGGAGCGTACACGAATTCAACATCAGCTATAGGGATTAACATTTCGCATATCTCTATATATAATCTCTTAGCCTTAATGAAATTATCATATCGCATACCTGATGTATCCTGTTGTGTTCACTTCGTTGTTTTCTTTGTGGCTCAATCAGTATGGAGTATATCATGACCTCATATAAATATTATCTTATCTATATTATATCATTGAGCCTTATTGATTAATCACCTAACTCACTCCAAAGCTCTCTGAACAGCTATATCACTATTGTATTCTTCTCATGTTGCGAACTCAGTACAAAGCTTTCAGATATGTAAGTCAGTCAAACTAATAACTAACAAATGTCAATCCTTAGACTTGACTCTCTTGATCTTTTTGTAAGAGGGAGAATATTTTTTAATTTCTCCAATAATTCACTCTTTCATCTCTTTTAGACGGTCAACTTCCTTATCCAACTTTATTCTAAGAGACATTGAACCGTCTGACTTGATATATCAACCACTTACACTTTCCAGTGAAGCTCCTGACTTATTTGCCAACCATTCTATGGGATTATTAGCCTCTAAAACAGCTTTTACTGTCTCTCTATGGCATGAATCTCATGTTTCTTCTTTCCAATCCTTACAAATTTGTCTTTGTGATATTCATCTACTATTTGACTCCATTACGAAGTCAATAAATAGTTTATCTTGTTTGTTAGCCATCTTTTAGTGAAGCAAGTAAATCTTCGAAGCTTTTAAATAGTTTATCTCAACTCAAATTAATCGAATCATTTTTTGATGGATTATTGGAATCTATTTCATACATTATAATCTCTTGACTATCTCAAGTCTTCATTGAGTATCAGATTCCTGTATTACTAGATATTTTTCTTATCTTACCATAACATAAATACAACCCATCATGAAAGAATACTCGTTCTCATACGTCAAATTTGTTTTTCATATTATTCGATTAACATTTCTAAATTGGTTTGAGCTTCATGAGCAACCATAAACTTAGCTTTATCTCCTTCTCTATCTGTAGACTTTTGAGTCTTAAGATTATTATAGAGTTCAAGTAAGTATGAGTCAAGAGCTTCAATAGCTTTCATTATTTTGCTCATTTAAATATATTGGTTAGTTTTGAAAATATACCTTCTTTTTTAGTGTTAGCTTTCTCAAGATTAGTCTTCTTTCTGAATTTGAAGCGAGCGTCTTTTGTGAAAATTACTCATCATTTAATATTGCGAGACGATATTGGTGATTCATTCATTTCTAATACCCAGTCATCAACATTATTCTTATCAATACCTAAAGTATTCATTTCTTTCTCTAACGCAGTATTAAGATCATAGATGTATTTATCTACAACTTTAAGAACTAGATTGTTCATTAGACTTTAGTAAAGGAATTAAATGCTTATATTCTTCATGAGTATCTTTTATTCACTCAATAATAGGATTCCATCTATCTTCCATCTTCTTAAATCGTTCAGGAGTATTAACAAATCTAATTATTTTATGCCCTTGTTCAGGAGAATAAGCTACTCTATTTTTTCATGTTCATGTATACTTCCAAGTTTTCTTTCTGAATTCAGGGAACTCACAAATACGAATACCTGTAGCAATCATATAGAGCCAAGCTTGTAATTCATACTCTTCGTATGTATTAAGTCAAGACCAAGCGTTAGGTCGATTAGTATCAGGATTACAGAAGTTAGAAACACATTTCCAATCTCTCATTATAGTGTCTTTTGTAACTACTAGCTTTCAATCCTCTATCTTAGCGTTAGTTCGATCAATAAATCAAAGGAAAGGCACTCAAAGATATTCGAACTCAACTTTATATTCATGAATTCCATGTTCTTTCTCTGCGTAGCAATCATAGTGCTTAGTGGCTATTCAATATCATTCTAGAATTTTATTTCTATCGTTCATTGATACCTCTTGTTTCTCTAGTTCTTTATACGCTTCAGCATGTTTTCATGTCTCAACATATTTGTGAAACATAGATCACATTATAGTATTTACATTTCATGTGAACTCATTAATTCAACAGATATATTTTCATACCCATTGAGCCTTACTTGCGTTATACTTCTTGATAGAAGAAACGGATAGTCTTAGTGGTTTAATTTCCATGTTACAATTTTAAGGTAAAGATGTTACAATAAAATTTTACTGTAACTATTTAATAGTAAATAAAGGGGTAGTATTTCATACCCCAATAGGATTACTCTTCACCTTCTCATAGAATACCATTACTTTCAGGTTGTCCTTCAGATTTAGCTTCTACTACAGCATTAGGAATAGCATATAGTTTTTCTTCTATAGCCTTATCAAGTTCATCACGATTAACCATTAGAACCTTTTCACCATCCATAACCTTTCTACTAAGTTCAGCTTGTTCAGCAGGAGTAAATAACCATGAAGCCTTTTCTCAATTATTCATTACTGAGGCATTCTTGTATTTACCGTTCATAAATAAGCTAATAACTAGGTCTTCAGGTTGTTCTAGACTAGCTAGACTCATAGCAATACTTCTACCTACTGAGTTAAACCCAATAGAAACACAGATATCATCTTCTCCGTCATTAAGGAACAACTTGAAAGCACTCTTTTGTTCACCTTCATATTCATAAGGATCAGCAACAATTTTAACAAATTTACCTTCGATAGTTTTAGCGTCAGAAGAGATAACTTCTCAACCCTTACTTACTTCAAAGAAGTGTTCTTTAAATTCAGCTTTCATTCATCAAATCTTAACGAACATTAAGTCTGAACTAGTAGGTACTACTGCTTCTGTTGTGAATCACATAATTGTATATAATAAGTTTTAAAACATAGTTTAGAAGTTAGGTAAGGATTTGCACCTTACAACTATGAAACCATTAGGATGTAAATCAGCACCCTCGTAAGACTCTCGTTACTTACATTCATCGGTAATTATATTTACCTAGTGTTACCTATTGCACCACTAACTTCTATTAATCCTGTTGAGCTTCTTCTCGCTCTATATATTCTAGATACATTTCTTTTGTTCTACTCATATTTAATTATTATAATGTAAATAGCAATTATTAGGGGTTGACATTTATTTAATATTACTTAAAGCACAATCCAATGCTTCACTAAAAGAACATCATCAGTTGTAATAACTTACTTGGAATGATATTGTGTCATCATTATTATAATTAGATTCAAATATATCGTGTCAATAGATATTATTCTTGCTTATTACTTGATAAATTTCTTCTTGATGTTGTATATATTTATCGTCAGTGTCTCGCATTAAAGTGTCATAGAAATACTCCTGCCAAGAGTCGTGATCGTGCTCAGGAATTACTCAGTCATTCTCTAGGAGTGCTACAGCTTTATATTTTTCTTCTATAGTTCACTCTAACTGAAGTTTCTTAATTTTTCAAACAAATGTTACTGTTTCACTCATTATTATTTATTAGTTTGCAAAAGTCGATAAGCCATCAAGGCACTATCGTATAATCAGTCTTGTTGACTTCTTTGTCTTCATAGCTTCCAATCTACTCATGGGAAAATCCTCTGAGCACACTTTAATGATGTAGCCTTAGTATCCTTCACTTTACGAGGTGTAATGCTCTTATAGACAATATCGTCCTGATTCCATACGGCTTTCTGCCATGTCTTAGGCTGAACCATGAGTGCATCTTTTAGACAAACACATCCCCACTTAAATCACTTAATGAATCAGAAGTTGAAGTTAGAACCCGCTGAGGATCAGAATATACTATGGACATCTTCTATACAGATCTTTCAGTCTATATTGTCTAATATTCATTTAAGCTCTATTCGATTTACAAGCTCCTTCTCTTTCATCTTTCATTTTACTTTAACCATAGCTTTATACTTTGGTATTCAGCTCATAAAGATAACTTCCTTATCTTCATTAATTGTTACTATTCATCATTTAGCTCAGACGTCGACTCAAGTGTATATCATATTAAATAGAGATGTAAATCTTTAGTGAGAACCTCGAATGGATAGAAAGACTCTCTTTCCTTAGGAGTTCATTCATTAACTAATTTCCCATCAGGGAATGTTATTAAAGAAGTTTTACCATTAAGTCTTGGTTGTTTATCTATAGGTCATATCTCTACGGTAAGCAATCACTTATCAGTCCAAACTCAGTTGAATCAAGTTTTAAGCTCAAACTCTCATACTTTATATTCTCTTTCAATAGGCTTCTTAGTATTTACTAGTTCAAGGATTCACCCTTCAATATTGTTTTGAATCATGTTGGTTCTATTCATTTAGCTAAATATTTATTTAATTTCATTTTTCAAGACTTAAGGGACTTAATCGGAAACTTCCAAGTTATTCTTTTTTCTTCATCCCTTTTAGCAAACCGTAATTCACCACGTATGTTCCATAAGTCTCGTCATTTATATTGTTTAACTATTCCTATCATATGATGTAATCTTTGATTATTATCTCATGAGGTTCTGTTTCATATTTTCACCACTTCTCATCGAATTCATGACAGTCTGCTACTGTATATCATCAATCAACTACTATCTCACGATGTTTATAGAAATCTTCTTCTAAGTTAGTTGGGACTAAATAATTAGTATGGTCTCAATCATGTAAGAATTTATATCACATACTCATTTAATATCAAGTAAAACCTCGGTCTTTTCATTTAGATAAACACTCATCTAGCTCTTTATTTATTTGTATAAGAGATCATCTCTTTCATATAATTAACGAAACTTGAGTCTTGAAGTATTCAGTAACCTTATCGTTTCATTGTCTTTCTACCTCTTCTATCTTTCTATTTATTTCAGGAGAAGGGTAGGATAATTTAATTTTTGCCATCTAACTCATCAAAGTGTAAAACTGCCATAACATTAAAGCAAACAGCACTAAGATGATCTTCACTTCTATCTCATTGTAGATATTGATAGAAATGTCTCAATCAAGACTCTAAGAATCTTTCTTCAGGCATACCCTTTTCCCAGTTTCTGTCTCAGTATTTCTCTGCTCATCTTTGCATAAGTTCAGCTACACGTTTTAGTGCATGTGGGCTTATTAGATCATACCTAGGCTTACCTTTACTTGTATCACGTTTAGCTCATGTTGAGAATTGTTCCCTCTCTCATGAATCCTTAGTGACAAATCCTGTTTCAATATCAGCACTCGTATCTCAATACATGTTATCTATCATAAAATAAAAAGTTCTTCTTAGTATAGTTTAACTCAGCTACTCACATTTCTCAATGCCTATTCTTTAGTATTCATACATTAACAGTTCAAAGTCATTCCTCTCTACCTCTTTCACTTCGATCTTGATCGTATCAATAAACAAACATAACACAATCTGCATCCTGTTCAATGCTTCACGAATCACGAAGATCTTTGAGTTGAGGTTCTTTTCAGGGTTCTTGACTGGCTCTATTAAGCTGAGATAGTCAGACTATAGCTAGTCAATAACGTATTGCCATTCATTTAAGCATAGTAGTCATATCTCATATAGCCAAGTTCCTGCTTTGGTTTCAATTAACTCTTACTTGTTGCAAATAATCAATAAATACTAATTTAGTTCATAGGCTAGCTTCTTTAGCAATCAACCTCTCTAGATTTTGAACAGTTGAGAATGTATCATATATATTACATTCAGCTTTCCATTTGCTTAGATGAGATCAGATTGACTCAAAGACTTTCTCTCATATCTCCTCTCTACCTTTCTCGATCTTCCATGATTCAACTCTAGCTTCTCTAGAAGCAAATCTTGTATGTATTTCATGAGCAGGCATTTCTGTGGAGAAGAATGCACATTGAGTTCATCTCTTCACTGCCTCTATCGCTAGATTTAGAGCAAAGGTTGACTTACCTTGTCAAGTAGCTCAAGCTAATACATATAAAGCTCACGCTCTTCGTCATCAAAGACAACTTGATAGGAACTTATATCACATATCTTCTTGGATCGTTGGTTGTGACTTCTCATCGAAGTATTTAATCATTGTTCAGAATGTTCATTCTACTAATGTATGCGTCTTATCTATAGACTCAACATCACTAGTAATTGTGTTTGTCTTGTATAGTAAATCATCTATATCTGAAGATTGATCTTTAGCCATATCAAGACATTCTGAACATCATTTTATAATCTTTCTTCTATTGTATTTCTCTAGTATAATGTTCTGATGAGTATCTCGTTTAACGTGAGTGTAAACGTATGAGGCAACGTCATAGAGAAAATCTATATCTACTATTGGGTGGTCTCATATTTCATTATCTACAGAAGCAGGTATTACATCCTGACTCTTTCAATGAAGCTTTTTCATCGCTTCAAATATCTTTTGATACTCTCTAACATAGAAGTGATGTTTCTTTAATATAGTCGTTCATAAGATTGACTGTTCAATAAACACGCTTCATATGAAAGATTTTTCTGCTTCAGCACTATGAGGCGCTTGCATTAAGTCCTCTATATTTGGCATTTCTTATTGCTTAATGAATAAAGCAATTCTTTCTCCTCTACGTACTCTTGAGCATCATATTGAGACCCACACTGAACCTTAAGTCAGAATCATAGAACATATCGAGTTCATCTTATTTTCGATATTGTTCGCTCATCATTATCTTTAGGTCACTTTCTATCGCATCAGCAGTTAACTTTACGTCAGTTGCGAAGCCCTATCAATCTAATAGACTGTTTCTTTCAACACTTGCATTTACATAAGAAGACTCTAAACTTTCGTTTACCTCATTCTCAACAAGAGTATCATTCATCAGGTCTAATTACTGTGTAATCTCAATACTTGTCTCATTTGTTAACCTTTAGTGTCATGTGCTCTCGTCAGTACTTAAGAATCTATTAATATTCTCTCTTATACATCAAGCATCATAAGCTCTTAGGTTTCAGTGTAACTGATGGTGATTCTGAACGCACTCGGAAATACTGTCTCAATCTCTTATGTATCAGTATAGATAAGAGTTCAATCAGTGACGTTTGCACTCAGAAGCCATAAGCTCAAGCAAGTCATGGTATTGATCTATGATTTTACTTGAGTCAAATTTCTTCTTAGGTTTAGGCATTTACAATATCTCTTTAACTGTTAAATAGACATAATCAATACTTTCTCATTTCTCATATTTCTTATTGTATTCCTTTATATAATCTTCTGCTTTTGATTTTTCTTTATATATTGATATTCAGTAATCGTCATATCAATCTGTATGAGTTATAACATAGACGATTTGTCTTTCACTCATACTATCTACCTTTTTTAGGCACTAAATCTCATAGTCAAGTTCATTTTTGTTCTTTCTTTTGGTATAACTTAGCGATCATTAGGATAGCCTTAAGATCAGAACTTCATGAAATATCTTTCATCTTAGCTTGAACATTAGCTCTTTCTTCTTTAGTATCGCAAATATCATCTTCGTTAAATGCTCTTTTTAGATCAGCTACATCCTCTCTTAGTTCATCTCTAATATCAATAAGATTATTAACAATAGTATTAAATAATGAAACCGTAAGTTCTCATTCTTGGATTTCTTTTACGATAGCTTTAGTTGTAGATTTAGTGAAGAATTCTCATTTTAGGATTTCGTTGAATTTAGTCATTGGAGTTTTAATTGAAGGGTTAAAGGTTTCTTTTAATTCAGATGGAGATTTAATTAGGTCTCTTATTGAATTTCAGTATATTTGTCTATCTAATAATGGGCGTGCTCTATCACTTTGAAAAAAATCATAGTATCAAGCAACTTCTCAAATAGGTTTTCTTTCATTACCTATCATTTGATTTCTTACAGGTTTATCATATGAGTCTTGATAGCTAGCTTCTACTTTCTCGTATCATCACACACTATCAAGTACGTTCTCATATCATTTTTCATCTATAATTCAAGGCTCTCTTAATCTTACAGAAACTACCTTGTATTTCTTTCATTTAATTAGATCTTCACTAAATTTATCTCTAGCTAATTCAGGATCAGTAATAACTAGATAGTCTCACACTTTTCGTTCTCAAGCATTACCTTCTTTAGGAACAATTTCCTTAGGTTCATCTATATCGCATATACTTATATACTCATAATGAGGTGATTCCATTCATTCAAACAATGTGTCTTCATTCTCTAAATTATCCCGTCATTCTCAATCAGTTCTCCTTAGAATTAAATCATCGTCATCACAATATCAAACAATAGTGCGCTCTTCTCAATCAACCATAACTTTTTGTCAAGACTTATAAGTCACTCAATTAATTGTTACTTCTGATTTGGTAGAAGGCTTGTTTTGAGCCTTTGAATATTCACTATTAGATCTATAAATTGTGTGATACCATTCTTCGTAAGTTATTTCTTTACAGTCTGCATTAAATTTTACGCAATCATATCAATTCCATCATCAACTTCAATTATATCAGAATTTTAAACCATTATCCATACAGGGACGGTCATTTCTTCAAATTGCTTTAGTAAACCAATCACAAAACTTTTCGTTCAAAGGATTTGATGTATCTATGGTAATAAATCGGTGTTTATGTTTATCTTGAACTTCTTCTTTATTAGGTTTATCTTCTATTAAATCTCGAGAATCATTTGATACCCATAGATTTCCCTCTCAGTTACTAACTTTTAATGTCATAGTATCACTTCAATCATTCTTAACAACTGTAAGTATCTCTCATCCCTTATAATAACTGCTACCATTAGCCACAACCTTATCTCATGGCTTTAGTCAGTCTCGTTTGTTTTTAGTGGTGTTTTCTTCAACCAACTCAAAGCATCATCTTACAAATGTACTTCATCATCAGTCTATTAGATCAGTAAGCGCCCCTCGCTTAAATCACGTGTCGTCAGCCACTACCCCGCCATTAACAATATATTCTCTTCATATCGTTAGATCTGATACGCAACGCATTTGCTTTGTACATATTAACCTTGTTCAATCTTTAAGGTATCCCATATTATCTATTTATATAAAACTATCTCATTCTATCTTCCATCTTACTAGAATCCCGAGTAGGCAAACTAGAGCCAGCCTTCTTTTCTTTATACTCGTCTTTCATTCGGACAGAGATCATCTTTTGTTTTCGATTTTTTACTTTGTTTCATCTAGCATCTTCCCAGTCTCAAGCATCGTAATACTTCCGAGCAGTCTTCGCTTGACTAATCATATATCAATTCTTTTTAAAGTAATCTATTACTTCCTGTTCAGTAGGGGGTGTAAATACTTTCTTCTTTCTTACTACTTCTTTTTTACTTAAGTCTTTCTTACTAATATTTTGGGGTTTAGCTTTATTGTCTTCACCGTCTTCGGATTTTCCGTCTTCCGGATAAAGCAATGTAGGTATTTTCGATACAGGAGTTAATATGTAATCAACTCAAGTAAAGTTACCATGTTCATCTTTACTTTTCCTCCTTGTAAGCAGTCATTGCTCCTCTAGCTCGATAATTCAACTTCTTATTCAATCAGGTCAGTCCTTAGATTGACTTTTCATCCTCTGTACTGAGAACTTCCATCAAGGAGGCTTAGATTGAATATACCCAAATATTCACTTTGCTTTGAATGACAATTTATTACTATTTAGCACAAAGTTAGGGGTCACTCAATACCTAGCATTGACTATGAATTTATCCATATAATTGGTTTAAGAGGTAAAGCTTATTCAGTATAAGAATAAGGTATTCTATGTCAAGAGATTTTTTAATTTCTACTTGACATTTGTCCCGTTTATGCAAAATATGGCAAACGGGACAACTAATCAGTCCTTAAAGTTCAGTCTTCATTTAAGCATTTAGGTCAGTTGTCGAAGTATAGCCGACGTCAGGTAGACTCAGCGAGCTTAACGCTTCTCTTTGGGAATATCTCCTTCATTATATCAATGAATCGAGCCTGTTCTTCTTTAGGGTTAGCAACGATTCACTCATTAACTATCCTTTCAGAACATTCTTGTGGAGACTCTCATTCTTTAGCGTATCTTTTCATGTACTTATACACATATTGATCGTAATGTTTTTGATCCATCTAGTGGGTAATTAATATAAGTAAAAGAAAGAATAATGGTATCATTATAGATACAGCGAAACTGAATCACATCCAGTAAGATCTATCGCATTCTTCCATCCAATAATCGAAAGTTCAAAATTTGTGTTTTCACATCTATCTATATACAAAAATAAATTCATCATTCTTTATTTCAACATCATCTATTCATTTGAATAGCCTAACATCCATAGGTTTAACTAGCATATGATAACCGTTAGGCGTTTCAAATAAGTCAACAAAGCAATCTATATTTCTAACGTCTCATCATCTAGCAATACTTTCACACTTACTTACAGTCTTAATATCCTTAGTGTCAATATCAAGCATAAAGTAATCCTTTGAGTATCTACTTCATTTCTTTTTTAGACAGCTAGCGATTAGTCCTTTTCATCTCATGAGCCATTGATAGTTTCATCATACAAGAGAGTCTCATATTAATGAAAGCATATTTTTTGCTCATTGAGCTAATGATCTAGGATTATATGTTGAGTATATACGTCATTGTTCTCATTCAGCTATAAGTCTTTTAAGATATTCAACTTTCTCAGTCCGTTGTTCAGGAGTATTAACGAAGTAATGTCTTGCTCTAGTTCGTTTCTCTCCTGTAGTAAATCAATCTTTTTGTCTAGGTAGAAGCATAATAATATGGCAGGACTTCTTCTCGTTAAACGAAAGATGGCTTAGTATTTTATTCATTTTCATTAATAGGATTAAAAGCTTCATCAAAGTCTCAGCTACACTCACGACAACGTATTTCTTGTCATACTTCCATCTCTTCGTATCACAATATTTCTTGATGTCAGCATTCTAGATCAAAGCATCGACTATCATAATATCAGCAACATTCGCAATTAGCTCAAGTGTAATGGACTTCTGTTATTTTTACTATTACGTCTTTAGTCATTATTTATTATGCTTATTATAAAAAGGGTTCTTTATTCTTACTCAATATCACGAACAGTTAAGCCGAAAAGCTAACTCTTTCGCTTGTGCTTTAGTTAATTTTCTAGTGGTGTTTTTGATCGCTCAATTCTCAAGATGTTCTATAGACCGGTCTTGTTTTTCTTTAGAGTTTTTCATGATATTTAACAATTAAATAACTTGTTTGCATCTCATACAGAATCAATGAGTTTCCTGTATAGCGTCACCACATAGTTCACACACATTTCAGCTTTTAAAGTCAGCATCAGTGTCTTGTCATGGAGCATACATAGCCCAGTTACGTAGTATTACTTTCTTTCAATTTGAGTATCATTTAACTTCCTTGGTAAGCAACACTCTTTTCCTTCTTGCTTCATTAACTGCTTTCTCGAACATTAGTTCAGCTATTCTTATATCTTCAGTTTCACCTCAAAGACTAGGCTTGTTTATTGTGTCTTTTATTTTGAATTTCATTATAATGTTTTATATAAAGCTCTACATCAGTTGCATCAGTAATATTTCTCTCATGTTTTCACATTTTTAGCTATTTGATGAAATAAACTAACTCAACATTCACATTTTTGTTTCACTCATCATATCCTCAATCGGCTATTAGGGTTATCTCATGGGTCTATCTCCCAATCTTCTCATTTTGTCTTTATATAATCAATATTTTCCTCATCAGTAAACATTACTTATCTAACCTAACTCAAATAAAAACAGGGAATCTAGGTATTCAATCATCGGTATATTCAAAGAATCTAACTTCAGCAGTCTTACCTATGTAGTCTTTCTTGTTAGCTAGCAACTCTTCTCTTTCTTTGTGACTCATTTTAGGCGTTGCTTTAAAGGTTTTATCTCAAGACTTGCAAACTACTACTCATTGTTCAGGTCTATTCTCCATAGGAATGACATCCAATATTTCATAAGTTTCGTCTAGGAAGTCTTTGTATTTAAGTAAGCTATATGACCTCTTATTAACTTCATATCAAGCATTTCAATGGCGAATCATGGTTCATTCATATCATTCATGCAAGAACTCTCAGTGGTAGTATTTTAAATGCTTTTCTTCTGATATCATATGGGTAGTTATGATATTAATGTGCTTATAATTTCAGTTCATAATATGTAACATGTTCTCCGTTCTTCTTTTCCATTCTCTACCTCAAATTATATCGTACACAGTAAACCCAACCTTCTCAGATTCTCATTTTCTGTATTTCTTAATCATACGCATATTATCTTGAAAGCTATATCAGTGTGCATACAATTCTCAATCATATATTCAATACTGCAAGTTTATAGCCTCTGATCTAATATGATCCATTGTGTCGATATTCTTTCATTTTCTACTTATTAGTCTAACTCAATCTTCATTAACAATTAATAAGGCTCTCATTCAATCTAACTTAGGTTGAACCAATACATCTCAACTCCAGTCAATCTTCTTACTGTGTTTGTCGTAACTATGGGCTAACATTGGTAGTATAACTTCTGCTTTACCTTTTTTAGCCCCATCAATACTATCAAAGTATCAACTATCAATCTTTTTGTTTACCTTACTTTCTGCCTCAAGGATAGCTTGTTGTTCTGCTGTGGTTTCGTTACTTCTTCATACATTCTTAGGTTTAGACTTACTTTTTGATATTACTTTCTTTCAATCGTGAAGTCATGCTTCTTGAATTATAGTGTCTCATTCTGTATAGATATTTCGTGACCTTAGTTTGTCTTTTGAGTCTAATTTATATAGCGTTTTATTCATCATTATTAATAATTGTAAATCATTTTTGTTCAAGGTACTCATGATGTACCATATAACTATAGTCTTGATATTTTATTATATCACAGTCATAAAATTCCATATATCGTTTTTTGTAATCTTCCTTGTCAATAACCTTCTCTTCTTGTGGGAAGAATTTTTTAATTTTGTTTACTGTAAATTCTATGCTTTCTTTATTATAAGTAGTTCAATAGTTTCAAAGAATTTCTTTTGCACATTTCTCATAAATATGTTTTTCTTTCTCGAATCATAAGTCCTTTAAGCAGTCGCCAGTTACTCAACCAAATCTTGTTCAATCCTTAAAGTATAGATTATATCAATCTGGGTGTTCATCTGTTTTTTTTAGCATACATTCAATTTCTGTGTATATATTTAGTCATCTGTTGAAAATAACGATTTAAATCTTGTTTCTAGTACATGTATTTGATTATTAAGTAAATCAATATTTATTAATCATTCTATATCTAAATATATCTCAGCTCAAGTATTAACTGTTTGACTTCATGTCCATTGATCTATTGATAACCTTAGGCACTTCGCTTTGTGTCTTTTATTTTAATCTCACTGGTAAGCCTTTCATATAAGTTCGTATTTCCTTTTAAATGTTTTTAGTCTATTAATTCTTTTGTCTAACTCATTCGCTTCTTGTAATTTATCCATCCTTATCTATTTTTAAAAGTAAACATTTCACTCACTGCATTAATATCTACTAGATTATACCCCATAATACCATAGTCTCAACCTCTAGTATTTCTAGCTACAATCCATGTATTGTTTCATATCTCTATAGATCATACTGCACACATAGCATGCCCTCGTGTCTTGACTGGTGATTGTACTACAAAGTATTTATCCTGCAAGTAATAATTGTTAGTGGTAATAATTCCCAATTTATCATTCTGTAAGTATTTAAGGAACTTCTTTTTATCCCACATAGGTCTTACATTAGCTATACCTTTACGTGTTGCGTATTTTGCGACATCCCCCATTTTTGCTCATTGTTCTCTAATACCTTTACCGTATCAATCAGCGTATTCTTGTGGGGTTCATTGGTGCATTCATCAAGATACTACTTCACATTCATATATTGCCTGTGTAGTACATACGTTTCTTTCTTGTATAAGTGGTTCTTTTAGGTTGTTAGGGTTGCCGTATAGGAAAGCAACTACTGCTATTAGTGTTTGTGTTATCATTATAACAAGGATATAAAAGAAATAAAACATAAGGCAATAATAAATCAAATCATTATACTAAAAGGGAAAGAATTAAAATAGATAACATAATTACTCATAGAATAGTGAATCAAAATATAAACGCAAGAATGGTTAATAATACGTATAGTCATCAAAGCATTTTATTTATTATTTAGTGAATAAAAGTCTATTGCCACTTGGTTACAAGTTTGTATCCATTCAGCTGTTTGCGTTGTTGTGTATCTACTTTTAGTAATCATTTCATTACAATCATTATTGTATCGGAACTCATTATACCTAACATTCCAATCCTCAAAACTTGCCATTCTATTTATAAATACCATCGGAATCTGTTTTCTTTCTCCATTCTCTCGTGAATACTGCATCATTCCGTAAAGGTTGTTGTATTTTCAAACTCCTATTTTTCAACTTTTAGTTTCATGGTAAGGGATAGAAATTGACATCCTCAAACAATTATTTATTTCTAATGAATTATTGCAAACCATATACATATAGTCAAGCTCATTTTCATCACTGAATCAATACTTATTTCATATATTCTTATAGTTTTTCTTAGAATATACGCTTGAAACACTATTGTTTTGGTTCTCAAATGAATTATTAGAGCCATTAGATGTCACAAGTGGTGTATTTGTCCATTGGAAACTTCGTAGAGCCGTTAGAACCGTGAGTACTGTTAGAATTAAAATTGTGTTAAAGAATTTGTCTCCATTAAATCGTGTGATTGTTTTTTGTTTTAAATTAGTCATTGTAATCCATAAAGAATAAAATAAATGCTAGTATTAATATTATTATAAAAAGTTTTTCATAGTTGTAGTAACAAATTCAATGTATATTTCACGCTATTATTGCTCCAATATTAAATCATGTTAATATTGATAATAAGAATGCTATTTGTTTAATCATGTTATTGTGGATTATAAATCATAAAGCCTCAAGTTCATCGATATTCAATTTCTTTGCACACCATAATAACTTTGGATGAAAATATACAGTTTCTATAGGCTCTAAATATCATTCTTTCACAAGCCAGCTAGTATTTATTGTATCATTTATTGACTCAACGAATACACTTTCTCATAGTTCTAGTTCTTCTCATATATCACAACTATCATGATCTATGTACTTTAGTAGTTTGTAGGTTTTTTTCATTAATATAATTCACTATAAGGTAAAAACTTATTGATTCTTTTTCGCTTCATAGTCTTTTTATCTATTATGATGGTATTAATTCAAGTAGGCGCTTGGTGTCAACTCCAGTTTGTATTATAACACTTTTGTACTAAATATAGTGTTGTTTCTGTATTCTCTCTCCCTATTCGTTCACAATTAATAGAGTGTTCTTGCAGGTCTTCTACTATATCGTATGAGTATAAACTAATTGTTCATATAAATGTACATATTAATACAATTAGTAACACAATATACCATCTAGTAAGTATTATTTTTATATAGTTTTGTTTTCGATTGTTCATTCTTATCAATTAGTATGTAAAAGACTTAATTCGTAGGCTAGCTCGTTCGCCTGCTCTTTTGTTAGGTTAAATATTGCTTGAACTAGTTTTAATGTGATTGCGTCCATATTATGCGTTATTTAAAATATAAAGCTGTTCTTTGATGTAGGTTAGTTCTTCATGCTTTTCTTGTTCGTCTTCGGTTTGCATTGCTTTTACTAGGTCGTTTTCTAGTTCTTGCACTCTACTCAATGTGTCAAGGTACTTTTCAACAACGTATTCTTTCGTTATGTTTTCTTGCGTGAATCGTGATTCAACTAGTTCTTGTTTTGAGGTAATCAGTAGGTTTATAGTCATTGTAATTTAATTGTGTTAAGCAATATAAAATAAGTTCTTTTGTATTCTCGCTAGTAGTTTTTTGTTAGTTTAAATTCATCAATCATTTATTTAAGTATAACCATTTAATAGACTTTTATATAACCTGCTATCTATTTCAATAAAGTTATGCATTCATTCTCAAAAACAACACATATTATAATAGCCTCTTATGCAACAATGAACATTCATTTTTCGAATAACCATTCAGACGTGTGCCCCTTTGATAATAGTTTTCATTTTTATTAAAAGTCAAGAATTAAAAAGTCTCATTTTACCTCTATTACTGTAGTATTATCTTTTATATATTCAATTACCAATTCTTCCTGTTCGTCTTCGTTTAGGTCTTCAAGGTCACAATTATATCAATACTCGTTTACTAGGTCTTCAGGTGTATAACAAGACCATCCGCAGCGTATAGCTACTACGTCAAGTTCTATTTCTTCTCAAATAGATTCTTCAAGTTCTTCATAGTATTCAGCAAGTGCAGTAGCTTCGTCATAAGTTCGGCTTGCGTTCTTGTCTTGCATTAGTAAGTGTGCTACTTGGTTAGTTGATAGTGTTGTTTTCATGTGATTTAATATAATTTATAAAAGGTTGTTATAATTAGTATAGTGGCGAATTTAGTAAATGCAAGGGATTATCTATAGTTTAGCTTGACATTATAGTTTATTTCTAATAACTGTTGATAATGGTGTAATATATACAATTGGATTGTAAGCAGAATCTGTAAAACTTTTCACTCTAATTTCTTCAATCTTTCAATCTAGATTCCTAGTTATTCGTATATCATCAACAATATATATTGATTTCTTACCTTTTCAAGGACTAATCCGTTGATCTCAAACTTTAATATTTATATTTCTTTCAATATCTGATTCTTTTATCTCTATAGTAGTCAATACCCTTGAAAGAATACAAAGCAAAGATCAGTCTTTTTGAATTTGTTCGACTCTATAATAATTTCAATTATAAAGTATTTCTTTTCAAATATCCATTATGACGTTTTAACAGTAGGTAAAAATATTGCTATTGTATCAATAAGTATTTTCTTTCTAGTTATTCATGTATCTTTACTATAAGCTATTCATAAGTCTTGCTTTCAATCTTTTAATACAAATATGGCTATAGATTCACTATTATTCATAATCTTTATAGATTGCTTTTCACACTCATAAGATCAATCTGATGTCCTGTACTTTTTAATAAGTTTAATTCATAGATATTCTAGTAGTTCTTTACTGTTATTCATGTTATTTAATATTTAATCAATAAAACTTTATTTACTATTTAATATTTATATCAAATTGCTCAAAGGTATTTAGTAACGCCTGTAGTGTAGTGTATCAATCCCTTTGAAAGTCTCTTATAGAGTCAACTAGATACTTATAGATAAATTCATTGTATTCAACTTTAGTTCAACAAACGTCTATAATTCAATTACTGAATATTGCAACATTACCGTAGTTGCGAACCTGTACGATATCTGTTTTCATGTCTCAATAAAGGTTATTAAATAAAAGAGATAAACTAATTGAGTAACTAAAGTATAAGAACGGTTTATTATAATGCAAGAGAAAATGTAAAGAAAGTGCCTATATTTAGTATAAACCCTTTATTTAAGCTAAAAGAAAGTCATTGACAAACTATAGTTTAGTTATATAGTACTTGACTTTAGTTTATTAATCGTTATTAATACTACATTTATATAGTAATACTATAGTTGAATGACAAGTGAAGCTACAAAAGAAACTGTAGTCGTTAAGCAATGAGCACCACTTAAGATTAATAAGACATTTATTAATACTATGGAGGAAGCATTACTTTGACCAATACTCATAGAGAAGCAAGAGCAAACTGACGGTTCATACTTAAGTGTAGAGAAAAGAGACCCAAACAGTTATAACGCAATATTTCTTTCAGAGGAAGACTGGGTTGTTAAGACTAACCATATGTTGAAATTAGCTTGACTTGAAGAGCACCAAGTAAGTTATACGACTTTTAGAAGGTATAAAGCTAGGCTTAAGGCTTGACAAATAGAGGACTCAGAGAATATAGAGGAAGAGTCTTTGGAAAACTTTAAGTATTTGTGGTCGGTTATTAAAGTTCAATTACAAGAACAAAAGCAAAGATTATTCCAATCAATGGTTAATGCTCCAAGTGCTCAACGACAAAAGTACGCACGAATACTAGAAAGAAAGTACGATTCATGGAATATAAGACAGAAAACAGAGGACGTAAACGTCACTAAAGCCCTTACTTTAGCAGAACTATCGAAGAAGGCTGATGCTTTAAACTCAGAGCCTACCAATGTTCCACTTGAATCAAACAACGACGCTTAGAGAATTTTTACCCAAGACAGCTATAGTTCTACTATTGACAAACTATAGTTTTATTATGTTTTGATTACTATAATTGTAATTATCATAATCAATTTAGGTTTGGTGCTTGATGGGGTGGAGGGTAGCCGAGTCAGGAAATCTTTTATGAGAGATGAAGCTCCCTAAATAATTTTTGTAAAATTTTATAAAAGACTTTCCTAAACTATTAGTCAAACTATAGTTAAACCAACCACAAACCATAAATCCACTCTTAACGCTTTCACCAATTAACTATAGTAAAAATTTTAGAAAATATTTATAAATATGGATAAAGCATGACTTAATAATATGCTACAAGGAATGATTAAAGATTGACTAGTGGTTAGCTGAGAGAAAGTCACGTCATGATATATATGAGATTTCTTTAGATATGAGTGAGAAATGAAGACTAATATTGTGTTAAAATCTTGAGAAAAATCACTAAATATTTATACTAGTCCCCACGAAGCCTTATCAAAGCTAATAAATCGAAACAATAAATAAGTTGGTTTTACCCTCTTGACATTGAATTAAATTTTATTATAACTGTGTTACCAGGGTTGTAATGACTATAGTATTACTCTTGTTAAATATATATTAAATAAATATTAAACTTAAAAAGGAGGGGCGTATGTCTAAAAAATAAAATTTAGTTAAAATACTACTATATTACCTTGAACAGTAAAATAAATAAAAAACTATAAAACACACATTGCGAAAGCGTTTCCCGGCAGGGAGGCGTTTTTATTTTTGGCTCTAAGGGAAACATCCCACTTATTTTTAGTAAATATTGGCTCACCCAAAACCTTAATTAAGCCCATAAGTATAACGATCTCACCGTCAGGCGATTTTCCGGTTACGCCAACTATTCATACTTTATGGGGTGTTTGGGTTGATCTAAAATTTCAACAGGCTAAACATATGATTAAACCTACAATCTCACCATCATGTAAAAATCGCCTGACGGTGAGAATCCTTATTTAATGGGATAAACCGGTAATTCAGGTTTAATTTGCAGGGTACTTGACATTAATAATTAAATAAGTATAAGTTAATTCAGGTAAGAGTAGGTTGCTATACAACTCTCTAAGCCTTCAATGTATTTCTCTAGTATACGACCTAAAGAGAATATGTGGAAGACCAGTGAAATTCTGAGTGGAATATCCGTATGGCGTTGAGAGATGTACTTCAAGTATAGTGAGAAGGAGTGCTATCGAGGACGAATACCTTTAGCTAGTATTGAGGTGTCTAATCAAATCTAGCTCTTTCTATAAGGAAGTGAAACAGGGTAGCGTTGCCGGAATAACTTATCAGCTAGTCCGTAGAGGTTTATGAACCGAAAGGGTCTCCTTCGATCAAAGCTTAGGAGTGGAGTTATTTAACTGTGGCATTAAAGGGCGAGTATGCAAGCGGTCAAAGTAGGCAGGCTGTAAACCTGTTGTCGAAAGGCTTCGGTGGTTCGAATCCACTCTCTCCCACCATAACTGTGGCTTTGATGTAATTAGTTAGCATGCTGACCTGTGAAGTCGGATGTAGGGTGCAAATCCCTGAGCCACCCATATTGCCGACATCGGTAAAATGGTGCTTATTTCTGTTATCAGGAAAAACTATTATCAATGTCAACTCGGCGTGATTATGGTAACCAGTAACTATTTGAAAGTGCATAGTTCACACCTATAGTTTACTATTAACTATTTACTATTAATACTTAATACTAATGTAGTTTATCTACTTAGAAATTAAAATGTTTATATGAAGAAAACCTTTCCGTAGAAATCGAACTTGATACTGAGATAAACATCAACAGAAAAGAAATATGAATATTATTTTAGATCAACGAACCAAGTGATACTATGATGAATACGAAGAATGAGAGGAGATCAAAGAAGAGGGAGAGAAGAAAATCAAAACGGATAAAGCATTGAGAAGGTAAGCGAAAACAAAAACAATGAATAAGTAAAGCAGTAATTAATATTATAAAAGAAAAAGTAAATATAAAATAAAACTCAAGTAGCTCAATTTGGTGAGAGCACTCGCCTGATATGCGAGGGGTTGGAGGTTCAAGTCCTTCCTTGAGTACCATATAAAAATGATTTATAATTACAAAACAATATGTGAGTGTTAACAAGCTGAACAAAAGTATTATGCTTAACTAATGATGGTAAGAATCGTGAGTGATACTTCAAAGTACAAAACAAAAAGCAGTTTGTTGTGATATGAAACATTTCGTATACACTATGAGCGTTTAAAGAGATTAATCGATAATGACAAAAGCACAAGATTTAGAAGTACAAATATTTGATAAATGTAGGAGAGACCCCTTCTATTTTATTAAGTTGATGCGGTGATTAGTCCCTCAAGAAAAAGGAAAACCTTTCATTAAAGGTAAACACATTACTTGGCAACAAGCACAAATAGTTTGAGCTATTAAGGACGCTATTGACTGAAAAAAAAGTAATCGTATAGCTATTAAATCTTGACATGGTATCGGTAAATCTTCATGTTGTTCATGGATTATTCTATGGCACTTGTTCTGTTTCCCACAATGACAATCAGCTTGTACAGCTCCTTCAGCAGATCAGCTTAAGTGAGCGTTATGGAAAGAAGCGTACACATGGTTAAGCCTAATGCCTGACTATTACCAAGATATGTTCCTATGGCAATCTGATTATATTAGGGTAAACGAATCTCCTCAAGACCGATATGCTAGAGCAAGAACCGGTAAAAAGGAAACTCCGGAAGCCTTAGCGTGAGTTCACTGACCGAGTGTACTATTGCTAGGGGATGAAGCCTCAGGGATCGATAATGAGATTTACAACACTATGGAATGAGCCTTGACGTGAGATCAATTCTTCGTTATACTTATTAGTAACCCTACAAGAAACCATGGTTACTTTTATGACTGTTTTAATAAAGACAAGGATGCTTGGCAAAATTTCACTTTTTCTTGTACAGAATCCCCTCTTAATAACGAAGATTACGTCAACAGAATCGCTACTAAGCATGGAGTTAATTCTGATGAGTATAGAATTCGTGTACTAGGTGAATTCCCTGATGATGAAGCAGTGGATGAGTGAGGGTATGTAGCTCTATTGAATCCTGAACAAATGAACCGATGATTTGATTCGTCTATGGGTTGAAGGGTTTATATGTGAGTAGATCCTTCATGAGACTGATGAGATAAGACTCAGCGAGTTATTCGTAACTGAGCTAGAGCGCTAAATGTCTTAGAAGAAAAGATAAGTAATGAGAAAGGTATTGCAGACAAGACAAATACTCTTATGACTCAATACAATATACACCCACAAGACGTATATATAGATAACTTCTGAGTATGAGCGAATGTGGCTGTAGAGTTAGCTCTTATGTGAAAGAAGGTTAATTGAGTCAATGTGTGATCCAAGAAAGATATAGAAGATGAGTTTATAAACAAAAGAGCTTGAGCTTTCCGGAGATTGCGTGAGCGGTGTAGTTCTTGAGGAGAGCTTGTTAACAAACATAATTGGGTAGACGAGATCCCTGCGATTAAATATAAACGTAACTGATCCTGAAAGATACAAATAATGGGGAAGAAGGATATGAAGAAGCAATTCTGATTCTCTCCTGATAAGATGGATGCGCTAATGCTTACATTCTATCACAAAAAAAGAAAAAGAAGGAACTGAAAATCATGAACATTCACTTTAGATTATAGCAATAAACTCTAATGAGTCCTAATATTAAGAATACTAACTGAACAGTAATAGCTAGAGTTATGACTGCTGATAAAACATTTTGAAGAGCTAGAATATTATCAACAATATGAGAACTATGAGCAGAATATGTGCTTTCAGAGCTTATGAATCGCATGTGAATTTCAGAGTGAGACAAAGTAGATATAAAGAAAGTTGAAGATAAAAGATGAAAAGTCTTTATGGAAGTTACAAGAAAGCCCTAGTCATGGGGTTTTTCTTTTTGCTTGACATTACCTTAAAATAGGGTACTTGACATTTACTTATAAATCAGTATAACTCCGTTAATTAACTATCCTTTTATCACGAAAGAATTCTATGCTACCAAAAGGAATAACACTAGATGAAATTCTACAACAAGTACAAGCTGAATACCAATCAGGGTACGATGCAGTATCAGCAAAGAGAACGCTATTCAGAGAAAGGCTTAAGTTATACTGAAATGTATGAGAAGAAGATAAGATATATGTTAGACTAATATATACTACTATGAGGACTCTTGTGGCATTATCACATAAAGATACACCTACGGTTAAATTCATGGGTAGACAAATATGAGATGACAGTAGAGCTAAGAACCTTGAGAGATTAAAAGATTTCGATTATGAGGAAATGTGATTATCTGAAAAGAAATATTGGGTTCAACGACATAAGTATTTCTACTGAACAGGTATCGAAGTTTCTGATTGATACGATAAAGTAACACAAACACCTAAGGTTAGATCAATTAGTCCATTATCATGGATACCTGATCCGAACTATGATCCTAATACGTGATACGCTTTTCATTGATTTGAGACGGTAGCGAATAGGTCAGCATTAACTCACGCTAATTGATACTTCAATACATGAGCGCTAAAAACCGATAAGGAAATAGAAGTGCAAAAGTATATAGAAATGAATCTGGCAGAAGAGAGATGAATGGAGGATATAATGAATGATGACTATATGAAGAATCATAGAAAGTTATCAACAAGTGCAAGTAATTGACATTGAAAGAATACAAAGTATTCACTGTATCAACACTATACAACATTAAGTAACTGAAAGAAATATATACTTACTCTCGCTAATGAGAGATGACTCTTAATTAGAATACAAGAGATACTACCTGTATTTGATGAGGAAAAGAAAGACCCTTCAAAAGTAGAGTTTCCTGTAGTAATTAGAAATTGGTCTCCTGTTCCTTGAGATCCATTCGGTATATCTGTCCCTGATCTATTAGAAGATAAACAGAAGATGAAACAACTCTTCCTTAATCTAAATAGAATTAAAGCAGAGAATGAAGCATTATGAGACATCTTCTTCTATGATCCTGATATTGTTGAGAATATAGATGACATTAAGATGCCTAGTATATGACCTAAATTCGTTGAAGCCGATCTTACGAGATGAACTCCAATGGTTGAAGCTAATAAGTCTAGGGTTAAACCTGATGCTTACAATATGCCTGACATTCTTGAAAGACAATGATTCTCAGATATAGGTATTGATGAAGCAAGTCTTTGATTCTCTCCTACTTCAGCTAGAACAGCTACTGAACATCAAAGAGTTCAACAAAATGCTAACCTAAGATTGGAGTTGTGAAATAGAATAAATAAGATCGCTGAAAAGAAATTCCGAAAAGTATTGCGATATAGAATGTATGTTCAATACTTCAACAGTAAGAGTATGAAGATTGTTTACATTAATAATTGAGTAGGACTTGTTCCATCTGAGTTATTTAAGAACGATTTCATTACTTCGTCTGACATTAATGTTAAAGTTATGTGAGATCAAGAATCCGAAGAGATTAGAGCTAAAGAAACAGCGTTATATATGGCTAACTTGCCAATGATACTTAATAACCCTGCCTTAAGTCAAGCTTCTAAGAACTTCGCTCAAAGAAGAGTATTGGTTCTATGAGGAATGAAAGAAGAGACAGCTAATATAGTGATTCCGGAAATTCCGGAAGAAACCCAAGCTAAGCTAGATCTAGAGCTATTAAATAGAAACGAAGACGTAGCTGAAGTTACAGACATGAATGAAGACCATATGGCTTATATTATAATCTATTGACAAGCCTTAGATACTAAAGCTAAATTCAAGGCTATAGAAGCTAGAAAGAAAGCGTTGCTATTATCTTGACAAAATAAAACTAATGTAGCAGAAGCTATACCTTGAAGTGAAAACTTACAAAGTCAAATGACTAGTAATCTATTAGCTAAGACTAATAGTCAATCTAGTGATACGACTTCTTTACAAGACATAAGATAATATGACTCAACTGACAGCGAAAGAACTTAAGCTACAGTTAATCTGATTAGAGCAAAACCCTATTTGGAAAAACATAGTGAAATCATTTGAAGCTGAAATGGAAAAGTTAGAAAAATTAATACTTGAGAAGATAGATAAATGAGTATACGCAGACCCAAATAAGGCTGTAGCGACATTGCATGAGCAACACTTACTTAAGAAGAGATATGAATCATTAAGTAGAGTGCTAGAAATACCTAATAAGATTAGAAATATGAAAACTCCTGACGAAGCTAAGATCCAAAAGAAGATCAAAGAATCGTTGTAGGTGTACTATACACTATCTACTGTACACACTTTGCATTAAGTCTGTGCAGTGGATAGAAATAGTATTCTTGCGAATACTGGCTGAAGAGCCTTTTAATACTTACAAAAAAATATGACTAAAGAAAACTTGGTAGTAGATCCTGCCGACAACAAAGATCTAAACCTAGATGGAACTGGGGCTAACGATTGAGGAGACGCAAAGCCTGAATTAGATGAGCAATGAAATCCAATCACACCTAAGAAGAAAAACAACTTCGACAAAATGAAGGACAAACTGAAAGAGAAGCTTGATGAGAAAGATGAAAGTATCGAAACGCTAAGAGAAGAAATCGATGAACTTAAAAAGAAAGATGCAATCAGAGAGTTCTGACCTGAAGTCGTAGAATCAGAAAAAGTAAAAGAAATCATGTCAAGGTATCCTTGAATGTGATGGGCAGAAGCCTCAAAGTTAGCTGATATTGCTCCTAAGCCTAGTGCTTGAGCGTATGGTTTCCCTTGAACAACTCCTTCTGAGATTAACACAGAAACTAAAACGGTAACTGTTAATGATCTTGAAAAACTAGCTGAAAATAGTCCTGAAAAGTACAAAGAAGCTATGACAAGAATCAATACATGAGACCTTACTGTGTTGTAATATTTCTTCATTGAATTGGGTGTGTATAAATATACATATAAATGAAATTTTTAACCCTTTCAATTTAAATATATAATGGCAAACACAATCGTAGTAGCAGACTTGCTACAAAGCAAAATTCTAGATACTCTTGATAAAACACTAGTAGCTAAAAGATTCGCTAACACTGAATTCGAATGACAACTTAAAACTCAAGGTACAACTGTAAGAGTTCCTATCTTCCCTGATGTGGATTGGGTAACAGGTTGAACAGCAGGTGCGACTATCGCTCAAACTGACTTCACTGTTACTTCAGATACATTGACTGTTGCGCAAGTTGCACAAGTTAATAAGCATATCCAAGACTTCGAGGAAGTTAGATCTAACATCTCACTTAGAGGTCAACTAGCTGATAGAATGGCTTACGGTCTTGCTGATACATTCGACATCCACATTCTAGCAATCGCTGATTCAGGAGCAGGTAATGTTCTTACTGATGGAATTACTGGTAAAACAGATGTATACGAAGCTATCGAAAACATGGGTGTTGCTCTAGATGACGATAACGTTTCAAGTAACGATAGAGTTCTTTTTGTAACTCCTAAGGTTGCTTCATACATTAGACAAGCAGGAATCTTTGACGGAGTAGACGAAGGTCTTAAAGTTAGAGTTACTGGATATATCGGACAAGTTTGAGGATTCGCTGTTGTTAAAACAAACAACCTTCCGGCTGGAAAGATTATCGGTATGAGAAAAGGTGCTGTTCACTTTGTATCACAAATGCAAAAAATGAGAATGGTAGCTCAAACAGATGCTCTAGGATATAACTTCCTTGGTGAAGCTCTATATCAAGCTAAGGTGTTCTCACCTCTAGCAGATGCTATTGTTACTAATACTGTTGCCTAACCGTAACATATAAAACTGTCTCATGAAGACTAAGGGTTTAATAGCCCTTATAAATATATGGCTGAGGTCATACTTTTATATAGCTATTAGATAATATATGACAGGAGCAGAACTAGAGACACTTATAAGAAATCAAACATGAATATCAGCTTCTAAGATTTCAAGTGACGATTTATTTGACTATGTAAATATTGTAAGAAACGATATTAGGTCAAAGATTGAGAAGTGAGTAAAGCCTGATTTTTGGTTTGCTAAGTTCACCTGAGATACTGTAGCTAATGATAATGAATATAATACTGATGATGATCTTACCTGAACTGGTAAGCTTTTTAAGGTTAAGACGGTAGAGATTAAATGGGATTCAACTTCTGAGTATCACTCAAGAATAGAACCATGAAAGATTTCTGACTATTGAGTGTCTAGAGACAGGCTTAAGAATGAAGTCCACGAAGAAGATGCGTTTTGGACGTATGAGAATAATAATATTGTTATATTCCCTGCTCCATCTAATTGAATAGTTTGAGGTATTATAGCATACTGACCTTATACGTTCGACAAGATAGATAATACTGCTTCAGAATGAGATATATTTCCTTGACATGATGAGCTTATCCCATATGAAAGCATTATAGCCTTATGAGTAATTCCTTATCTAGAAAGACATAGAAATATTAAAGATAAAGCAGATATAAATAATAGTGAAATAGCATACATGAATAAGTTAAATGAGATTATAGAAGAGTTAAACACGAAATATGATTCTGTTGTGTATTGAGCTTTACCTAATGTTAACCACCTTAAAGTATAATGATGAAAGGCAATTATGATTTTGTATTTAATATTTGAGACCTAAGCAAAGGTATCGCAGATAACCCATTCCTTTTAGAGGATGGAGCTTTTGTTGATTGCGCTTGAGCTGATATTAGAAACTTCTTGCCTGAATCATGAAAAGCTAAAGCTATGACAGAGGCTTTCACGACTAACTGAAAAGAAATGTATTGTTGAATAGAAAGTTATTTCTTCTGAGAAGATTGACACTGATATAATACAAGTTGAACTAGAGTTCTCCTTACTTGACAAAATGACGATATATTATGATGCGAGAAATATAACTGAAGATACTTGTTGTTTGATGATAATGGCTCATCTCCTAGAATATCTAAGGTAGATGTTACTGATGCCACAGGATCCTCTGATTGGACATCTGAGCTAAGTTGGGCTTTAGAGCGAACCCCTACCGATCGGACTACATACAGAAAGTCTCAGTGAAGTTATTGAGTAAGCACACTGCTTTACCAAGGTAACTTATACTTTAGTAACAACGATCAGGTATTGATACTAGACGAGAACGATACAGTATTTCAATGACTAAAGTGTCCTGCTGAGGTTGTGTGAGTTACTGTTTACTGAGCTAGAATAAAAGTATATTGTGCTAATTGACAAATTCTTTTCCGAAACTGATTAGATTGAAATTCATGGGATGAATCTATAGATCTATGACAACCTATCTTCGCAGTGTGATGAAAAGCCTGAAAAGACTATCTATTCGCATGAGATGATTCTTGATGACTATGTTATCTGTATGAGATGAATTGATATTCTCTAACTAAGATAACAGATTGACAAAAATCTTACATGTCAGTGAGACCTTGAAGTAATTCTACTCAACACGCAGTGTCGCTTGTTAATTGAATATTATATTTCCCTTGAGGATTGGCTTCTGATTGAATATACACATACTGATCCGCATTCCCTTGAATAGCTCCATCTCTTTGTTATGAATTTGACGTAGCTTCTACTGGTAATCAAATATCTGTAGTTAATATGATAAGAGAATACGGTAACGTTATCTATGTTTCATATGAAGATACTGCTTGAACAATAAAGATGGATAAAATATCATCTTCAAGCGTTTGAACTTCAGCATACATTACAAGCGAGGCTTTGTGAGACAGAATAACTATGCACAGTGTTCTTTGATTAGAGCTAAGAGCTAGCTGAAGAGTAGTTGTTGAGTATAGACACAATCAACCTGATCCAACCGAATACAATAGAAGAAGATCTATCATATGATGACGGACTGAATGGTTTGACTCAGATGATTATACTTACGAAGATGACATTCTAAGAATACATTGAATCGAAGCTGATCTCCCTGACTTCAGAGATATACAATTTAAGATAACATATTACGATACGTTTTGATCCCTAAATATATACGGTCACCATGTCTGAGAATAAAAGAAATGGTAAAAATTACCTAAATAGGGAAGATAAAGTACTTAATTCTCCCTGAAAATATAATGAGCAACCCTTAGAAAAGAGTCAAATAAGATGATTAGACTCTCAACTATGATGAAACTCGTGAAGTGAAACAGAAACACCTAAACAAATAAAGATACACGTTGATACTATCAATCCAAATAGTACTTGAGACAAGGTTATAGCTAATCCTATATGAAAAATACCAAGACTAATACAATTACAAGCTACGCATTATTCACTAATGAACCAATTCGTATCTATGTGAGCTTGGGATTGAACTTCAGCATCATGTGTACGATCTATGGATTGATATTGAGACGATGATGAATCATTTATACTTAGATACGAAGATTGAGCTTCATCTAATAGAAACGAATATAGTATAACCGTAGACGAAACAAATATAACACTTAGTCCAAACAAGTTCTGAACAGTTTGATCTAAGCAAATACATATATTAATGATAATACACGAATAATTTACTTCTAACAACCTCTTATGACACTAGTAGCAGACAAACTAAAAGCAACAGGTAAGAAATTATTTAATGGATGACAAGATCCTGCTAGTTCTATACCTAAAGCATGAGTTAAACAAGAAAATGCACCTAAAACTCCCATAGTTGCTTCTCCAAATGATAAATCCGAGCCACAAATAGCTCAAGGTGGACAAAGTATCCAACCAAGACAATCAAACGCTCAGGAGAAAGCAGAGCAAATCAATGAAAACATTAATCCGAACGCTTTAGAAGGTAGAGATGTTAGAAATGAATTATTCACAAGAAATAGGCTCGCAGGAGCTAAAAATTGAGCAGATATTGCTAAACAAATTAATGAAGGTTTGATTGGTAATGAAGAGCTTGATTATCTTAAGTCTAATGATCCTGATCTCCACGCTGATACCATAGCTGAAGTCAAGAGGATCAGAGATGTAAATAAAGTTAATCAAACAACGCCTACAGCTCTAGTTAATGATGAAGGTGTAGCTGAGTACGTAAATATTTTCCAAACAATTAATGATAACGCAGTGCAAAGAATGTCAGCTCTTGCTGAATCTAGACTTTCTACTGAAGAGATATATAATAAATACCTAGATACTCCTGAGCTTAACGAAAAGGCTGAGAAATATAACGCTATTCAGTCAGAGATAATTGAGCTTAACAATATCATGAAACAAACTGAAGATGATATTAGAGCGCAAAAATGATGAAACGCTTCTGAATCATATATTAGAGCATTAGCGTCTAATCAAAATAAAGCGTTGCAAAGACAAGTTGATGCTTTAGAGGATGACGCATATTTCGCACAAACCGACTATAACACAGCTCTAAGCTCAGCTGAAAGATTGTTCTGATTTGAGGTTCAGGAACAACAATTTGAATATGAAACACAAAACGCTATTATTCAACAAGAGCTTTGAATGGATTTGCAAGCATTCTGATTAGCTTGGGATCTTATGCTTAAAGATAAAGAAAATGAAGAGAAAGAGTATTGGTATAATAGAGACCTTGAAGACAAAAAAGCTTTAATGTCTGCTAGTGAAGAGCAACAACAAGCTTCAATGCTTTGGATGAGAGAAAATTGATTTGACAATAGTAATCTTATTCAAGTAAGTGATTGAGACAATCTTCATATATACGATACAAATACAAATGAAATAGTAAGAACATTTAATTGAACAGGTTCTAGTAATTCTAATAATAACAATAACAGTAATAGTAACGGAAATGATAATTCTAGTCCTAGTGATACTAATTATACAACAACTAACTGAGACGATTATTTCAAAGCTTTGTGATGAGAAGATTGATACTGATCTGCACAAACAAAGAAATACTGATGAGTAGACTTCGCTTTAGCTAAGTGAACCAATATCCCTTCACCAATTACTTGAGAAGTTGTTAATGTTGTTACTTGACAAGGTAAGGCTAATTCACCTTCTTATGGTAACTATGTTGACGTTAAGGATTCAAATGGTAATATACATAGATTCGCTCACCTAGATTGAGCTAATGTGTCTATCTGAGACTCGGTTAATGCTTGAGATTCACTTTGAAAGGTTGGTAATAGTTGATACACATTAACTGACTGATGAACTAGAGTCCCTACTGATGAAGAATGGAAGAATGGTAGATGATCTCATTTAGATTACTCTATTAAGAAGGCAGACTGAAGCTTTATGGCTTGAACCGATGTTAAGTGATATCTTAACCAACTATCCTCTTGAGAACCAGTAAAAGACTTAGAGTACCTTGAAAAAAATATATTCGGTAAGCTTACACCATGATCTAAATGGGAGAAAGAAAAGCGAGAAGAAGACCTATGATTCTACATAGATAATAAAGATAAAGATTGACTAAAAGACTTCATATCTAATTCTGTGGCTTCTAGTCTTACTTGAGATCCTAAGAATGCTTTTCTTGAATCTAAGAACTTAAATAAGAGGTTCTGACAATTAAGAGAACTTATCATAGACTTTAGAGATGCTTGAGGTGAGACATGATTACTTACAGGTAAAAGAGAAGATTTCGATAATTACTTAGGGGAAACAAATAATCCTGAGTTAGTTACTTTAGGTACCACTCTTACAGATCAATTAGATATAATTATTAGAGAAAGAACTTGAGCGGCGATTTCATCTGAAGAGGAAGCTTTCTATAATAAGATACTTCCAAATAAAGGTAAAAGCTTCGATCTTAATATGTCTAACATAGAATGAATGATAGATTCTAGTGAGATAACTATTAGATGACAAATTGAAGCACAAATGTGATCTTGAGTATACGAAGAGGTTTGGTTATGAGATCCGTTCAGAAGTAATAATAAAAAGACTGTATATGATGTAGGTATTGAATCTTATGAGACTTGATACACAAGTAATACAGACTGAAGCTTATGATACATATCTCCTGTAGCATTTGAAACTCCTGAGAAGATTGAACAATATAACTTCGCACCATTTAGTAATCCACAAGTATAATGATGAACTGAAGAAAACAAAGCGTTAGTATGGAAGCCTTCGATAGAATGGTTAAAGC